GCTGGCGGCGGCGGTGGTGGTGGCGCAAGTTTTTCTAGTTACGCATCAGGCGGCGGTGGCGGTGGTGGAGTTTCTTACACCTCACAAACACTCAGCCCCGCAACGACCTACGTAATAAGTATTGGTGCAGGTGGCGCAGGTGGAGCAACCTCAGCAAGAGGCACCAATGGAAGTAACAGCACCGTTTCTATTCTGTCCATTACGGGAACAGGTGGCGGTGGCGGTGGATGCAATTCCGCGCAAGTAAACGGTCTAAATGGTGGTTGCGGCGGCGGCGCTAACGGATTCTTAGGAACCGGAGGAACTGGTAGCCAAGGATTCAATGGAGGCAGTTACGGCGTGGATGCTAACCCATATCGTGGTGGCGGTGGTGGTGGTGCTGGAGCAGTTGGGAGCACTGGCGGCAGCGGAACTGGAAACGGTGGATCCGGCGTTAACTATGTAGGTCTGACAGTTGCTGGCGGCGGCGGCGGCGGAAGCACGAACGCAACAAGCGGCACGGGTGGCAGTGGTGGAGGCGGTAACGGTGGATCGTCTTCATCTGTAAATGGAGTTTCACCCTCTGCAAACACAGGCGGCGGCGGCGGCGGTGGTGGCACAAATTATCCAACGAGCGGCGGTACGGGTGGTACTGGAGGAAGCGGCGTTGTTCGTTTCCGCTACTTGGGAACGCCAGTCGGTTCAGTAACAGGCGCAAGTAACACCACAACACAAGCGGGCGGATACACCTTCCACACCTTTCTTGAATCTGGAAACCTGGTGATTTCATGAGTAAATACGCGGCAGAGATCATCGACAACACAGTAGCACGGGTACTCGTTACGCCGACTCTCGCGTGGGTGCGCGACAACCTCGGCGGCGAGTGGTTGGAATGCAAGACCGACGGCAGTATCCGCGGGTGCTATCCCGGCCCCGGCTATTCGTATGACCGCGTGAACGACGTTTTCGTACCACCACCAGCAGAGCCGGACGGCCCGCCACGTCCATGATCCACCTCGCGCTGTTCATCATCCTGGTGCTTACCAGCGGGTGCGCTTCGCAGACCGCAAGAATCTCACAGGCAGCGACGGCAACATCGGCGAGCGTTGCTGTAGCACGTGAGCATCTTCTGGCTGCGAATGCTGAACTGCTGGCAATAGAGCAACAGGTGGTATTAGTGCACGATGCCATTCCATATGTCAGTGATGACCAAAGCCCGTGGTTCGAGAGCGTGAAATGGGCTAGTGCTGGAGCGATCGCCGTTGTAGTCGGAACACTTATCTACAGATTTGCACCTAGGAAATAGATATGCAATTCACACCAACTCAATACGCAATTTACATGTGTGCGCTGCTAGTGGTCACGTTTATTAGCGGTTGCTCAGTCGGATCTACCTACCGAAAGTTGAGGCCCATTGCGGCCAAGAAAGGCAAAAAATGATTTCACTAGCCAGCATCGAGAGCCTCCTAGGTTCAATCTTCTTCGCTTGCAGTCTGGCTCTTGCAGGGACCATCCTCGGTTTTTGGTGGTGCAGGACTAAGGGCGGCAAATGAGTCGACGGCGTTGCTGTGGGCCCACTGATCCGCACGTACCGGATGCTGGTTGTCACGCCGTTCCCACTGGATGGAACGCCCGCACCTATCGCATTGTGTTGCCGCGCTTTGATCCAATGTCGCACGGTCGGGTTATTCCAGGCGTCCCATTGGATCTAGAGGACTCCGGCATATGCGCCGGGAACGCATCTCATCCCGGATGGGCAGCGACGCTATGCGAGTACATCCCAGAGTTGTATTTCTTCCATCGAATACGGACGTTTCCAACGTGTACTGGCTCTGGAATATTGCCGTTTTGTCATAAAGCATTCGGGCCATGCACGGACTATGTTCCAGCAGGAAACATTGCGTTTTCCGGGGCAGATTTGAATGCTGGAAATAGTTACACAAAGTCGTATTTTACCGACTTTGCAGCGGGCGCAAACACTGCATCTCGCTCTGTGTTCTTGACTCGTTGCTCTTTGTGCGAAGCCTCAGCAGTAAATGGGTTTTACGGCAATGCAAACCGGACTTATTTAAGCATTAAAATTGCAAACCGATGCGGTTTTAGCACGCAATACTGTGAGCCGGGCGGACCGTTGTCGACGCTTTATACAAACGGCGAGTATTACGCCACGTACTATTCTGATCCGTTTACGGCGAGCGAAGGAATTGCGCCGCGCGTGTATTTAAAATCATTACTGCATGTGGAGCCATCGTATGCGCCGTCTTGCAATGCCCCTGATTTCACTTGGACTGTGAACGACCAATGCCGAAAATCTTGGGAGAAAGGAACGCTATTAGACTTTCCAATAAACATAGTACCGACCGAGATCGAAATCGAACGGCTGACTTAAAAGCAATGCTCGAACGTCAACATCCACCACGGCAAGGGATTGGCGACGTCGTCGCCAGTGCCACAAAGGCTGTCGGCATAAAGCCTTGCGGGCCGTGCGCCCAGCGCCAAGCAGCGCTAAATAAGGCCACGCCAGGGTGGCTTTCCAGAATTCTGTTGCGAAGTTCCCAACTGGTCGATAGACTCAAAGCACGCGTATGGAAGCGCTAACGGGAGCCAAGACGGCTCCGAGCGTCGCCAGCGCAATGCTTTGAGAGGAGCATTCAATGTTGGATCTATTGCTAGTTTTGTCGGGCTGTTTTAGCATGGGAGTGTTTATGTTGCTGCTGCTGGATCCAAGCCATGAGGCTTGCAAGCCGGAGGTGCGCAAGTGAACGAACTCACCACCAACGAGATCAACCCTGGCGCGATTGTCAAGCGCAACGAGGAAGTGTGCCGCATCGTCGGGCCCATCGTCCGTGCGAAGTACACGCAAGTCATCCAGGGTCGCAACTACTTGACCGTGCAGGGCGCCCAGGCGATCGCCTCGTCGCTCGGCTACACCAGTGGCACTGCTAGTCTCCGGCACGTCGAACCGACGGAAAGCGTTGCCGGCTACTGGGAAGCGACCTGCACGGTCTTGTTGAATGGCGTCATCGTGGGATCGGGCATTGGCTCGGTCTTCGACGACGAGCGCCCGTGGAATACGCGCCCACAGTTCGCCAGGCAGATGATGGCGCAGACCCGGGCAACCGGGCGGGCGCTCAAGGGCGTGATGGGTTGGGCGTTTGCCGCGCTCGACTACGAGGGCAGCATCGCCGAGGAAATGCCCGAGGAGGCGTCTAGGATGCCTCAGGACGCGCCCACGCCTCGCAAGGCACTCGCTGCGCCCTCCAAGGCGTCGAAGCCGGCTCAGGTCAAGCCTGAGCCTAAAGGCGATCGCCTCCAAGTACGCGGCATTTGTGTCGGAGTTGATCCAAAGACGGCAAAGTCGGGAAAGGAATACTGGCGCGTAGGCGTGGAAGCCAACGGCGTCGAGTGGTTTACCTCGTTCTCGGCGGTCGATGCGGACTGCATCGGCAAGTTGGTGCATATCCAACTGAAGCCATGGCAGGACGGATATTTAGTTGTGGATATCCAAGTCGTGGTCGAGGAAGAGGTGCCGTTTTGATAGTCAAAGTGACCAAAGCGCAACTGTCGCACGCTTTCCTAGTTGCAAACCAAATGGACGCCGAGGATCCGAATCAGGGGTCAAAAGCCTATTGGAAGAACGCCTACAAGCGTCATTTCATTGGCAACGTAGCCGAGTGTGCGGTAGCCAACTTCCTTGAAGTTGAGCCGACCTACACATCGGACTGGCGATCCAACAAGTGCGATCTGATGTACGGAGGGGCCTCAATCAACGTGAAGGGCACCAGCATGGTGCGCGGCAATCTCATCACGGACGCTTCCGCGTACATCCGCGAGAACATCCTGGTGCTTGTTCGTGGCATCCAGTTGGATTCCATGTACGAGCAAAACGTTGACGTGGTGGGCTGGTGCATGACCCGCGACCATCAGACTAAACCGAGGCTGCGAACGATCAAGGGCGTGGATAAGCATTTCACATCCGCGGAGCTCTTGTGGGACTTGGATTTGCTTCTGCGCATCCAACACGAAGAGAGGGCAGCGTGAAGCCATCCGACATATGGAAACTTGACCTGGACTACCGTGCCAAGGTGGTGCTTTTGGCGCTGTTGGACTACGGCGTACGGGCATGGCCCCGCCAAAGCACGCTTTCGACCAAGTGCGGCATGAATAAGCGCACGCTCCAGCGCACGCTTGATGAACTGCGCCTAAGTGGTCGGATCACCACGAAAACACGAGGTAAGGCGCTTACGTACACCATCGTCGACCTACGTCAATCTGTCACATCTACGTGTGACACCGGGGCGTCGGAGATACGCCTCCGTGTCACAGGTACCGACGCCTCCGTGTCATATGGATCCGAACTTGTCCATTTAACTAGTCCACCGAACCAAGCAAGCGCTACCGCGCTAGGCGGGTGGGAGGTTGAAGAACAGGTAGCAAACCGGATCAGGCAACGTGACCCAAGGGCAGACATCAACAGCCACTGTTCGGTATGCCGACGGGTACTCATCTCGCACGGTCTGAGCGACCGTGACGCACTCGGAGCCTGGCGCTTGCTCTTGGAGCATTGGGCCCGTAGCGGCAACGACGCATACTCGACATTGAAGTTCCACACAGAGAACCTGGGAGGCGCACGTGACGTCGCCAAGGTTGTCTTACATCGCTTGCAGGGAGTCGCATGAGCCAACCACAGAGCCTTGAAGATCAGATCCTCCAGCAAGTGCTTGTGATCCAAGCGCTACGGCTACGCATTGCGCGGATGGAGTCGATTTACACCACACCACGAACCATCCGATCCACTGGGCAGAATGGGACAACCGAGGACACACGCCACCAGCGTGACACTATCGAGGAATACGGGCCCATTACGCCTCGTTGTGTCACGGATCAGGAAGTCGAACAAGCGGAAGATGACGGAGCATGACCAATTCACGCATGAAAGGAAAGAACGGCGAGCTCGACGCTTGTAGAGCGTTGGGAAAGTTGTTTCCATTCACCTGGGAGCGCACGGCCCAGCGCTATGGCAAAGGCAAAGCCGACATTGAAGCACAGTGCGATTGGAAGATTCATGTTGAGGTAAAGCGCCGTAAATCAGGCTATTCGTACGTGTATGGGCGTCTTGCGAATGACAATTTAATTGTCAGTGGAAGCCTATTGATTTGCCGGTTAAGCAAACTGCGAACAGTGATGGATGATGGCGTGTGCTTGCCCAATGTTGCACCACGTTGCGCTGGCCTTGAGGATGCAATGCTCCAGGCACGTACTGATGCAAAGGTAGGGTGGTTACCCATTGTCCTTGCCAGGCAAGATGATGAGGAATGGCTACTTGCGTGGCGTGAAGAGGTGGATACACGACTCATGGAAGAGGTACGCACATGGCTAGGCGATGGCGATACGAAGGTGGTATAGGCAAGCCCATCAGCATGGTTAACACCATTCGCTCACGCGGTGGTACATGGACACGCACAGCCAAAGCACATAAGGCTGTGCATATGTGCTGTGCTGTATGTGGTGCAGTGGCTGACCTTGAGACAGATCACATCATCCCATTGCATCGCGGTGGCACGAATGATTGGAAGAATTTGCAGTCATTGTGCCGCACACATCACGTTATTAAGACAACGAGCGAAATTTGACCGTCCCCCGTCATAGGGCCGAGGGGCCTATACCCGCTAAGGCACCGCGGTGTGGATCCACCAAAACAGACAGACGACGTAACCACAGCAAAAAGCCACCCTTATGCGCCGACCTAGCCGATGCCTACGCCGAGTCGATTGCCAGCGGAAGCGCCGTCGCAAATCTGCGAATCGTCGACTCATGCAAACGCTATTTAGCCGAGCGTAAGTCGCCCGCGGCGCATGAAGTGTGGTGGGATGAGCCGCGCGCAGAGGACGCCCGGGCGTTCGCCCGCAAGTGTGGGCAGGGCGTGGAAGAGGACGCTGGCAAACCACTGGAATGGATGCCGTGGCAGTGCATGGTGGCAATGATCTTGCTTGCCCGGCGGCGGGTAGTTGGCAAGGTGAAGACCGACACGCCCGCCACCAAGGCGCTACTGCTGGTGGTGGCGCGTGGCAACGGTAAGACCGAATTTGCGGCGTCCATGATTATGGCGGCGATGCGCGACACGAGCACGAGCCTTGAGTTCTCAAGCGTCGCGCCGGATGGGCGCTTGGCGCAGAAGACTTTTGAGCGGATGCAGACCATGTGCCGCACGCTGGCGCTTGATGACAGCGACAAAGACGAACAGGGCTGGAAAGTTTCGGGTGGTTCAACGCCAGCGCACCCGGGCAAGGTGCGGCATGGTGGCAATCGTTACGTATCTCTGCCATGTACTGATGCCGCCCTAGACGGTTTGACGAGTCGACTCACGGTGAGCGATGAGACAAGTCGCATGAATCGTGCGTTCGGGCGCTTGCTCACCGGGCTTGCCAAGTTCGCCACGTCGCAACTGTTGGCGATCACGACGCCTGATCCGGAGCAGAAAACGCGCCCGATTTGGGGCTACTGGCAAGCGTGTGAAGCGGCAATCAGTGACGGAACGCCCTATCCGGCTGGCTGGTGGCCCATGATTTACGGGCTAGATGCTGACGATCAGGCCTCCGACCCTGCCGTATGGGCGAAGGCGCACCCAGGTTTGGGCGTCATTGTCGACCCGACGCAGTTACAACTGGCCGCGCAGACGATGCTAAACACGGGCGATCCCGTGCAGATTGCTGAGTTTGAGACGCAGCTAGCGTGCAGATACCACGAGATTGCAACGACCGACATCGATCTTTCGGTACTTGAGCGGCAGATGGTCGACTGTGATTGGGATCGCTTGCGCGGTGCGCCCGCGGTGATTGGACTTGATCTAAGTCGCGGTGGTTACTCGACCCAACTTGACATGACAGCGTTGACGATTTTTGTAGTCGATGGCGGCATCATCCGTGGGCGGAACGTGTGCTGGTGGGCCGGTACGGACATCGCGCTTGATGAAAAGCGCTGCAAGAACCCTTTACAGGTGTGGATTGAGGCGGGACATCTGCGCCGAATGCCTGGTGAATGGCAGGATATGAGCATTGTGGAGGCTGAAATTGAGCACTTGATGACGCTCTACGACGTCCGAAAGATCGGCGTAGACCCGCATCCAGCGCAAGCGCGAGACATAAAGCGATGGCAGGATCGCGGCTGGCCCATCATTCCGGTCGATCAGAGCATCCGCACGATGGCACCAGCATGGAAACTGTGGGGCGATCTACTGAAGTCCAAGCAACTTTGCTACCAAATCGATCCGGTACTCGCGTCGGGACTAAACAACGTGCGACTGATCCGTGACAACGTGGGCAACACGCGACCAGTGAAGGGACGCAGCGCGGGCAACATGGACGTAATCGTGTCCGGCAACATGGCAGCGCTTCTGATGGAACATCATCAGGTGCGTGAGTCGACCGGACTCAGCACCAGCGCTTGCCCGATTGGTTAAGGTGGCAAGTCTGAAATAATCGCTTGACACGCTGAGGCACATTTGTTCCATGCATCTCAGTGAGCATCTTCGCACGATTCTTCGGTTTTAAAAGCGGCGTAGTTGTCTACGCACGCCCGGAACCACTGGCAACGCCAGCGCCACAGCATCTACCCGCTGTCGTTCGTGCGATGAACCTCATCAGCACGGACTTGGCGCGGCTTCCGTTCTCCGTAATTGACTCGCAGGGCCAAGTAGTCGACTCGCCGATCACTCAGTTGATGACGCGGGAAGCCTCGCGCTGGCAGTCGGGCTACGAGTTTCGGCGCTACATGACCACGTGCGCCCTTGATTCGGGCAACGGTTTAGCACTCATTCGCCGTGATTCATCGGGCACAGTCGCCGAATTGCAGCCTCTTCCGAGCGGAACATCGACGGTCGAACTCACGGAAGAGGGCGTCCAGTACCGGCTTGGCGGGAATCTCCTGAAGGCAGACCAGGTGCTGCACCTCGGTTGCTATCCGGATCCGCTGTCGCCGAGTTGGTATATGTCGCCGATGGAGTCTTGCCGGTTCGCAATGGAACTGGCCGCAGACCAGGACGCGGCCCACAAGAGCCTGATCCGCACCGGTAGCACTGGCAAGGTATCGATTTCTCACCCGGGCGCGATGTCCGATCAGACGGTTCAAGCCATCCGCGACGCCTGGCAAACCATGCACGCAACCGCGGAAGGCGCATCGCGCCCGCTGATCCTGCGCGAAGGCATGAAGGCCGAGCGCATCAGCGCCGAATCAACCACAACTAGCATTGAGTCGCGCCGGTTCTCGATCCAAGAAATCGCCCGCGCATTCGGCGTACCGCCCGAAATGCTTTACCAGCAGGGCGGCGGGGCGCTGTCCTCACAATCAGAAACCGCACGCGCCTACGTCGATGGCGCGCTCGCCCAATGGGTAACCGCGTGGGAGTCGGAGATTACGCGCAAACTCTGCGGGCCCGGCGAACACGCAAGGCTTGATACCGACGTACTGCTCCGCGGCAATATGCGCGATGCGGGCATGGCGCTGTCAAAACTTGTACTCGCCGGGATCCTAAGTCCGAACGACGGTCGCAAGCGAATGGGCCTGCCGCCTATTCAGGGCGATCAGTTCGACATCCCAAGTGTGTCCATGCCAGGCGGCAATAGCGCCATGCAAGGCGACGGCGCCACCGAGAACATCGATGGAGGTGAAGACATTGCTTGAAATCCGTACCGCCAAGATCAGTATGCAAGGCGACAAGATCGGCGGCTACGCCAGCGTGTACGACGCTCCGAGCCACCCGCTGACCGTCCGCGGCCTCAATGGCGGCAAGCCATTTACTGAGAAGGTCGCCCGCGGCGCGTTCGACAACTCGCTCCGCTCCAACATCTCGCTGCTTGTCGGTCACGATTCGCGCGACCTGCTTGCCAACACCAAGAGCGGACTGCTTGAACTCAACAGCGACGCACACGGTTTGGCATTTTCAGTGACCTTGCCAGATACGGAACTTGCCCGATCTACGAGATCGCTCGTAGCCGCCGGTGTGTTTTCTGAAATGTCGTTTGGCTTCAACGTGATCTCAGATTCTTGGAGCGGCAACACGCGCACGCTCAATCAAGTTCGTTTGATCGAAATTTCCGTAGTGTCCGAAGGCGCTTATCAGCAGACGAGCGTCGAGGCAAGAACCCTTCTGTCGGGCGTTGCCCGGCTTCGTCTGCGATTAAGGATGCCATCATGAAACTGTCCGAACTCTTTGAAAGCCGTAAGGCGCTCACCGCAGAGCGCGATTCCATTCTCGCACAAGACTCACTTACCGTGGAAGTCGAAGCCCGCGGCCATGAAGTCGCAAACGAACTCGCAACCGTTGAAGCCGAAATCCGTTCCGCGCAAATGCGCGAGCGTTTCGCGTCCTCAAGCGCGGTCGAGATCATCGCCAAGCGCGACATGGAACTCGGACGCGAAGAGCGCGACAGCAAGCGTTACCGCGACCAGTTCGTTGGTTGGTTGAAGGGTGGCGCTGCACCTGAAGTGCGTGCACTCTCGACCGCAACCACTCCTGCAACGGCTGCTGGCACCATAATGGTGCCTGCCATCTACGAGACAGAGATTCTTAAGTTCCTGGCGGCCAACAGCACGATGATTAACCTGTCGGACTACAAGTCCGGCGTCACTGGCTACCCATCGCTCCGTTACAACACGCAGACCAGCGCAAACTATGGCGCAACGGTTAGCACCAGTGGTACTGGTTCGTGGATTGCTGAAGGTGGCACCGCTGTCACCAATGACATGGCACTTGCTGAAGTGCTCTTGCCACCACGATTGTGCTCACCGACCACGCAAGTTTCGCAGACGCTGTTGCGCCAAGCAAACTTTGACGTCGAAGCCGAAGTCATGCTTGATTTGCAAGCCAAGATGAGCAAAAACATGGAGTTCGGTTTCATCGGTGGCGTAGGTGGTACGGCAATGCCTACTGGCATCTTTGATCCTGCATCAAACACTGTTGGTGTTCGCTCTGGTGCATCTTGCGCAACCAACACCAACACCCGCGCACAGAAGGTCACTGCTGCAACTTCCTCCGCTTCTGTAATCCTCGATAACCTCACGCAGATGCGTTACAACACGCTTCCTGCGGCATACTGGAATAGTCCAGGCTGCGCGTGGATCATCCCGCAAGACGTCTACGCAGCGATTGCTGCAACGACCGTAAACAACGTGCCGCTGTTTGTTCCGTCTGCCGATAAGGGCATCACGGGCGCTGCACCGTTTACGCTCATGGGTCTTCCGGTCTACGTGACGCAGTATGTTCCTGTGAACGTCGCAACTGCTGGCACCACCAAGACGGTGATGGCAGTGGTTGGAGACATCCGAGAAAGTTATGCGATTCGTCAGTGGGCAGGAATCGGCATGATCCGCGATGACATCACCTTGGCGACTACTGGCCAGGTGAAGTACACGGCGCTTGCGTTTGCCAACGCCAACGTCACCCGCGGCGATGCGCTTGTCCAACTGCGCGTTTCCAACATTGCGTAATGATCCTCTCATCCTTTGGGTGGGTGGGGCTTCGGCTCCACCCACCCTCAGCGAGGAACAATGGCTCTAGACCTAGCAAAATTCCGCGGTTGGGCAAGGATCCCTCACACGGAAGACGATGTGAGCATCGGCATTGCATGGGCAGCAGCCGTACGCGAACTGGAAGAGCGCACCGGGTGGTGCGTGGAGTCGGTCACCAGGACGCAGTGGGTGCCCGCAGCGCCCGTGACGATCTACGGAGGTCTGTACCTCCGTCTTGAGCGGCAAGGCGACCTGGCGGGAACTACGGCCACCTACAGCGATAGCACGACGGTACCGCTTACTGGCACGTGCGCGAAGATCCAAATCAATGGCTTGGTCTACGTCGATATGGACATCGACAACTTGACCTACCCAGTAACGCTGACCGTAACAGCGGGTAACGCGGCGCTCAATCCACTGCTGGAGATGGCGTTACTCCAGCGCGTGGCGCACCATGTGGCAAGCCGCGGCGATGACACCATCGCGCTCGACTCCACCTACTGGGATCGCATTACAGGCATGATGGGCAAGGGAATCGGGTAATGGCTGGGCACGTCCCATCCGGAATGCTGAGGCTTTCGATGACGGTACAGAATCCCGTGCGAACCATCGACAGCGTTGGCCAATCGACTGTGGCATGGCTGAGTGTCGCGCAGATTGCTTGCCACATTGACTCGGCACGAACCAATGAAGTCGTAGACGATCTTGGCGTTAACACCCGATCCGATTGGCGCATCCTGGCCGCGTGGCATCCTGCCGTGACCACCAACAGCCGACTGCTTTACGTAGACAACGGCACCGAGCGCGTGTTCAACATTCGCGCTTGCTTTGACCGTGACCAGAAGCGCCGGCGCTTAGAGATGGAAGCGACGGAGGTAACCGAATGACGGCTACCAAGATCACCATGAAAACGCAGTTCGTGGACGGCAACGTCCGCACGGCGCTTGCGCGTCTTGGGCCCAAGGTTGCCGAGAACGTCATGAAGCGCTCAATGCGCAAAGCATTGCAGCCAGTGCGCGTGGCGCTCACTCGGACTTGGTTGTCTGCCAGTTACCGTGGCTATCCGTGGAGCCGTCAAGACATTGCCAACGCAACCATGGTTGATGTCCGGCGCGCTGGCGGTAAAGCGTCAGCAGGAGTGGCAGGGCGCGTGGGCGTCATGTACGGAAAGAAGGCGGGCAACTCGAGTGGGCGCCAAAAGATTTGGCACTTGCTCGAAGGTGGATTCCGGCACTACGCCAAGGGATCCAAGTCGTACGCCAACTTCAGCAAGGACGCCAAGGCAGAGCAAGTGAACTACAAGGCGATCATCGCCGCGAAGCGACCAGCGGCACTGGCGGGGCCACGTTCAGAGCGCGCCGGGAAACTCCGCGCCGTCTTCGCCGCAGCACGCGAGGCAGCGCCTACGTTCGTCGCAGAGCGCTCCGGACGCACTGAACAGCGAAAGACCGCCACAGCGAAGCAGATCCCGGGAGCGTGGCGTTCTCGCGCCGTAGCGTCGCAAATGATTCCACAGGTGACAAAGAACCTCCGCGACTACATCCTCCAAGCGGCGAAGGAGGCTCTACGTGGCCGGTAGATCGTTGGAAAACATCACGAAAGCGCTGTATTCGTATTTGCTCGGAGAGTTGACGCGGGCGGAACTGTCGCCGCGCTGGCGTCGCCAGGGTGATCCGCTGCCTTACGTTGTATATGAGTTCACCTCGGCCGCGTGGGTACAGACCACGAATCAAGTTACCAACATGGTGACGTTGTCCGTGAACTTCTCCTGCGTTGCTGCAACCGTGGCCGACGCTCTTGAGGTAGCGGATGAGATCACCGCGGCGTTCTACCAAACGGTTACGGAAAGCCGTATCACGTTTCAGATGGTTGATATCAACATGAGAACGCTTGACGCCGTACCCGATGACGGTACGGGCGATGCCGAACGGATTATCGTAGTTACTACAACATTCCTAACCCACGACGAGACTTAAACCATGCCAACGACATACGCAGCCGGTTACGGCGGAACGCTCACTATCGCGACGGTAACCATCCCAGTGCAGAACGTAACGGTCGATTTATCTCGGCAAGAGATTGACATTACCGAGACGCGCGACCTCTCCACTTATGCAATGGCTGGCCGTCTCACGCGGAAGATCTCGTGCACGGCGTTTTCAACAACAGTTGCGGAAACGGCGCTCACCAACCTTATCAATCTGGTAACCGATACCAAGGCTGTCGTCGCTTGGAACGACGGCAACTCGGGCACGTCTTACAGCATTACGTGCATGTTGAACAGCGCTAGCCGTTCGTACGACGGGCAGGGCGCAGCGACCATTAACTTTAGTTTCTCGGAAGCGAGGTCAGCCTAATGCCAATCGGAACCGAATATCTAGGCGACGGCTGGCGGGATGCCGACATCGAAGGATTGCCACCACTTCAGGTGCGCCGACCAGTGATGCGCGACATTGCCGGCGGCGGCCAGTACTGGTGGATTGCGTGCGTGCGCTGCGCCGACGGTACGCCGTTGCTTGCTGAAGGCGTAGCCGCTGCCGATCTGCGCGTCGAAATCGGTAATGCCATCATCGCGGAGGTAATGAAGGAGCGCCCTACTCAAGCGCCGAAAGGCGCATCTGGAGGATGACTCCAGCAGCTCGAATGGATATGCCAGTCGGGCTGATGAGTGAGGCGACGCCGGAAGAACGGATTGAAAGTTTGCTTATCACCATTGCTTGCGCGCTGACGAGCGCACCACCTCACAGGATTGCACCATGGCTAATGACTTAAAAGCATCAGTCAGCATCACAGCAGATACGAGCGGACTGATCTCCGGCGTGAATGGTGCCATGGAAAAGATCAATCGGATCAGCGCCAGCAGCACCGCCATGGCTGGCATGATGGGCGCACAGAAGGTGCTGCAACTCGCGCAGGAAATGTACAGCGCCATCTCGGATCGCTCAGAGCATCTGTCGAAACTCGCGCATACGTTCTCGCCTGAAGCAATGACAAGCGCCGCAAATCTTTCACAGGCGCAACTGCAATCCGACATGGCCGTCGGGCAAGCCATGGGCCCGGCACAGGCAGGAATTGACCGAGCAAAGCAAGATGCCATAGCGGAAGAGACTGCTAGCACACTCAAGAACGCGCAGCAAATCGGCGAGGGCATGATTGTCCTCAACGCTATTTGGAATCAAACCAAACTGCTTGCAACGGAAAGCGCGGACGCCACATTGATGGCGCTCGGTTCATTGAATCAGATGCCGGAGATGGCCGCAGCTGCCGCAGCAAACCCAGTGGAAACTGCAACCGGATCAATACTCGGCGTAAGCGCTGGGCCGCTCCTGCAAGCCATTGGAAGCACACTTGAAGCCATGTTTGCAAAGGTAAAGGGAGACTAATGGGAACGCTGAAAGTCATTCGCCATGCCAGTGGCCCGCAGTACAAAGTCGGTAGTCCCGGGCAACCGCTGACCATGACCGACAATTATCTTGTGTCGTGGATTCCATCGAGCCCGTCTGACACGCCTCCGTCAGATGAGGCGATCATGGTGGAAGCGTCCACTGTTGGTGGAGCATCTCCAAACGTCAAGATTCCTAAAGTGCAAGAACGCTACGCCGGATGCACAGCAAACTTTAGTTTCCTCGTCGTTGACTCTGTCGACTGGCGTTGCGTTCCGGGCGCGATCAAGACGTGGATGGTGACGGCTAATTGGTCGAGCCTCATGGAATTTGTTTACGACAGCGAAACCGCACCAGAGCCATGGACGCGCATTACGCGCACCAGTTCTATGAGGCAGATGCCCATATGGCGAATCGATGCCGCGATACCTACTGGGGCTTACACATACCCGCCAACAACTGCTGCGGGCGACATCGGCGGAACAAAGGTAGATATTGGTGGACAACCTGCAAATAGGTTCGTACAGCAGATGCAAATCATTTGCGAGTTCTACTACGACCGTACGTTCACGCTTGGGCCCGATGACGAGATTGCCGCAGAGCCTGGCCCGTTCTTTAGTGGATGGCTTGGTACACGTAACTCGGAAGAGTTCCTCGGCTATGACCCGGGGCAGATCCTTTGCAACGGCATCAGCATCTCGCCAGTGAACGATCAGATTTACATCATGCAATTCAAGTTCTTGTTTGATTGGATGTCGTTCTTTGAGCAGCGCCCAGCACCAAACACTGGTGGCGCGTCATTCCTTGCCGCGGCGGCTACCAATTTTCTTGGAGTTCCATACAGACAGTCCAGTTTGGTTTCGTGGTACCAACCGTACCCGGATCTTGAGGATCTGAAACTCATGTTCCCGACGGCCGTTTACGACGCGTTCCTTACCGCCAAGCCCGCGGTAAACGCTTGTACCGGAATTCTTCCAGTTACTGATCGTATTGCTGATCGTCAATTCACGTTCCCGGCAACATGAGCAACCAGCGTCCAATCTTTAATAGCGGCCTCTACGGTAAAGCCAACCGTACGGTGATGAACGCATTCATGGAATCAGCGGACACGATCGCCGCAAATCAGGGCGCTATTGAGTGGGCTTACCGCGCATCGATGCCAGAGCCGTTTGCCACGCGCACGTTCCTTGCGCGTATCCAAACTGCAACGGTCATTACTGCAAATTGCAGATGGTCTTACGCGGGCACCGAGGCCGTGCTACTGTCCGCTTCGCCTTGGCATGAGATTGTGACAGGCAGTAATTACGATTTTGCGGGCGCACTCAACCTACGCGAGTTGTTTAACGCGAGCGGCACGGACATTGACGGTATGGACATTTCAAGCCCGGCGTCTACTGTCGGACCAGTTGGATCGGCCTACGTGAGCGGAGCATGGGGCACCACTGGCCTCGAAGCGCTTGTAGTCATGACAATGAGTTACACGAAAACGGGCGCAGTGTCGTATTACTTCGATCGACCTAATCCAATCAGGTGCACCTAATGCCAAACTTAGACCTAGCGCTTAATTACCCATCCGTAGTCATCGTGCCAGGTGAAGAGTGGACGCTTGCCGGGACGATTCAGACTGAAGGTACTTCCACGGCCTTTGATTACACGGGCTACAACGTCCGGTGCGACGTGTCAATGGGTTCCTACGCACTGGCAAGTACCGGCACAGTGACTGGCACTGCCGCATCGGGCACGTTCGTCCTGACGCTTTCCGCGACCGCTACCGACCTCTACCCATCCAACTCGTGGGGCACGCTAGTGATTCATTTGCACAACTCAACTACGCCGTCACTTAACAAGCACGTAGCCACCATCGGCTTTCGGACCTCAGCGGAGACCATCTGATGTATACGACCATGCTTAGACGCGCCCTCTTCGGCACCGGCAGCGGCACTACCGCGGACGTACTGGTAGTCGCTGGCGGCGGCGGTGGTGGTGGCGCAAGTTTTTCTAGTTACGCATCAGGCGGCGGTGGCGGTGGTGGAGTTTCTTACACCTCACAAACACTCAGCCCCGCAACGACCTACGTAATAAGTATTGGTG